AAACGGGCGATATCAAGCAGGTTGTTAAGCCGAAGAAGGGTCTCGGCGGAATGTAATTAGAATACCCGTGGCGGCCCGGGTAATGACCGCCATATAAAAAACCGGAGAACATATATGAGCGCAGAAGAACTGCGGAAGAGGATCGTCGATAAGCTCGGCGAAGCGCGCGATACCGCTGCGTCTTATTCACTCAACGCCAGATTTAGGCCGTCCAGCTTCGGGGATAAAAATTTTATTCCTGCGGTGACGGCAGAAGAGATTGCCCTTCAGGTCTTGGAGGGGAATGCGATGACTCGCGCCTACACGCTCGCTCTCGAGATTGTGAACGAGTCATATCGTCAAATGTTCCAACCAGATGACGATAAAATACCGGAGCAAAAACGGAAGGATATGTACTGATGTCGATGAGTTTCATTGAAGAACACGAAGAGGGCGAAGCCAAAGACTTCATCAATAACCTCTTCACTGAGATTACGGGGCAAGAGTTTGACATGAAGCCGGCTGGCTACATGATCGCTTTGAAGCTCTTCACTCGTGAGCAAATGACTGAGGGTGGCATCATCCTTCCTGAGATTGTTCTGTCTGAGGACAAGTATCAGTCTTGCTCTGCACTCGTCTGCGCAATGGGGCCTGAGGCTTACAAGGGCGAGAAGTTCGAGCGCACTGGTCCTTGGTGCAAGGTAGGCGATTGGGTGATGATCCCGCGCTATGAGGCCGTTGCTGTCTCCTATCGCGGCGTGGCACTCGGCCTGATTCCTGATGATCGCATCTTGGCGGTGATCAAAGATCCGAAGGATATCGAGTCGGTCAAGAACGCCGACAGGTTTTAATGGAGGCATAAATGGACGGTGAAACCGAAACCCAAGAACTTCCGATGTTCGATGACGGTCCCACTGAGGACGTGGATATCGAGATTACGGAAGAGGATCTTGGTGAAAACCTAGCGGACTTCGACGACTCCGAAGAGGAGGAAGAGGAAGAGCAGCAGGAAGAAGCTGAGGAAGAAGCTGAGGAAGCTGAAGAGGAAGAGGTTGAAGAAGCCTCTGACGAAGAGGAGGAGGAGGAAGAAGAGGAAGAGGTTAAGCCGAAGCGCCGCCGCTCCTCAGAAAACCGAATCGCTGAGCTTGCTCGCCGTGCAGCCGAAGCTGAGCGTCGCGCTCAGGAGCTGGAGGCACGCGCACAGAAGGAAGCCGAGCTTCGTCAGCAGTCCGACATCGCGATGATGACCCACTACGAGCAGCGTCTCCAGCGCGAGGCGACGTTCGTTAAGGCTCAGCTCGAGGACGCAATTGCTGTTGGCGACACCAAACAGCAGGTCGAGTTGCAGTCGCAGCTCTTCCAGTTGCAGTCTGACTTGTCAGGCGTGGAGAGCTGGAAGCAGCAGGCTGCCGCTCAGCGCGCTCAGCAAGAAGAGGCGGCAAAGGCAGCTCCTGCACCGCAACCGAAGAACGAACAGCAGCAGGTTTCACTCGAGCCACGCACAGCTCAGTGGATTCAGCGCAACACGTGGTTCCAGCCGCAGTCACCGGACTTCGATCCTGAGATGCACGAGGAAGCTACGCTGTTCGCCAAGCGCGTTGAGCGTCGTCTTCGGGCGGATGGTCGCGAGGATGAGATTGGTAGCGCTGCTTACTTCAAGCAGATCGACCAGCACATTCGCGAGGAGTTCCCTGATGCGTTTGATGATCCAAAACCTGTAAAGAAGGCAGCACCACCTATGCGTCGTGAGAGCAACGTAGCGGCTGTGACCCGCTCTGCACCTGAGGGTCAGGGCGCTAAGTCGAAAGTAATCCGTCTTTCCGCAGATGAGCGTCGTATGGCTCACAACATGGCGGACAGCGGTGCGTATCGCAAACCCAATGGGCAGCGCATGACTCATGCTGAGGCTGAGAAGTATCACGCTACCTTCATCCTCAAGCAGAAAAGGAAGTAATCTATGGCACGTGCATCACGTATGGCATCTTCGCGCACCGCAGAAAACCGCAGCTCGGAGATGCGTAAGCAGCCGGAAACCCACTATCAGTCCAAGCTCTATGTCCCGAAGGAGAAGATCCCGACTGGCATGGTGTACTCGTGGGTCCGCGAATCCACTCTCAACGAGCCTGATCCCGATAACATGACGGATCGCATGGTTCGTGGCTGGCAGCCTGTCCCGGCAGCCCGTCACCCTGAGATGGTTCCTCCTCCACTTCCCGGTTACGAAGGCATGGAAGTCACGGTCATCCGTCGTGGTGGTCTGATCCTGTGCGAGAAGCCGGAAGAAGAAGTGAAGTGGGCTCGCCAGAACCGCGACGACGAAAACCTGCAGATGCTGCAGGATGTCGCGTGGACTGGTCAGGCTGACCCGAACCTCCCGCGTATCGACGACAGCAGCGTCGGCTTCGAGCGCGTTACGTCCTTCAAGGATTAACCTCCGGTCGCGGTGCTACTCCTGTCACCGCGCCTAACTGCCCCGTCCGGCTAGTCTGGGCGGGGTCTTTTTATGTCTGATTGACAGGGGGTCTAGCGTAGGGTAATTTGCAAACTTCGACGCAGGTCACGTATCCTGCACACCGATGGTGGTCACGTCATCCACTCCCCCGGCGGGTAGCCGTTCCGATGCCGCGTTACGTATCGCGGTACCTCGAAGGCAGGTTAAAGCCGACTCATTTCACTTTAGCATGGAGATTCCGTATGGCTTACGGCACCAATGCGCCTCAGGGGTTCATCCCCGTCAAGAAGCTGGATGGCTCTGCTTGGACCGGCGCGACTAATCCTTATCAAATCGTTACCACGTATGCGACTGCCATTTTCCGTGGCGATCCCGTCACCATTGGCACCTCGGGCTATCTCGAAGTCGGCGCTGCTGGCTCGGCTTGCGTTGGCGTCTTCTGGGGCGTCAAGTACACCGACAGCACGGGCGTCGTGAAGTTCATGAACTACTGGCCGGGCAACCCGGGCGTTCTCACCGGCTCGACCGTTGAGGCTCTGGTTATCGATGACCCGAACACCGTGTTCACCATTCAAGAAACCAACGGTTCTGGCGCTGCCGGCACTCCGCTGGCTCTCGCTGATCGTGGCCTGAACATCAACTTCCTGTACACCGCTGGTTCCACGTCGACTGGTCAGTCGGCTGTGTCGATCAACAACGCTACAGAAGCTGACACTTCGACGCTGAACTGCAAGATCCTGCAGCTTGACCCCACTCCGGGTAACGCTGTTGGTGCCTTCGCTAACTGGCTCGTGACCATCAACAACCACCTCTACCGGGGTGGCGTGACTGGCATCTAATCGGCCAAGCAGGGAGACATAAGAAATGGCTATTAATACAACCGCAATTCGCGACCTGCTCCGTCCCGGTCTGGCTGCCGTTTTCGGCGACTATCCGATGTATCCGGGTCAATGGTCGGAAATCTTCGAGAAGCACACGTCCGATAAGGCCGTCGAAATCGAAGTCGAAGTCAAGCTGCTGGGCCTCGCTCAGATCAAGGCTGAAGGTGCTTCGACCGCTTACGGCGAAATGGGTCAGCGCTATGTAACGAACTATGTGAACCGTTACACCAGCATCGGCTTCATCATCACCCGTCAGGCGATCAAGGACAACCTGTATCAGTCGTCGTTCCCGCTGCAGGCGAAGGCTCTTCGTCAGTCGATGGAACAGACCAAGGAAGTTCTCGGCGCATCCGTTCTGAACAACGGCTTCTCGTCGAACTTCCCGATTGGCGATGGTCAGCCGCTGTTCTCGACGCAGCACCCGATTGAAAACGGCGTGGTTGCCAACACCTTCACGGTGCAGGCTGACCTCAACGAAACGTCGCTTCAGGATGCTATCGTCGGCGTGCAACGCTTCCGTGATGCTGCGGGCCTCCGCATCATGACGAAGCCGACCAAGCTGATCGTTCCGGCTGAACTGCAGTGGACGGCCACGCGCCTTCTGCAATCGCAGTTCCGCGTCGACACAGCAAACAATGACATCAACGCGATTTACAACAACTCTGCGGTTCCGCAGGGTCATCGCGTTAACATGTTCTTGACGGACACCAACTCTTGGTTCCTGCTGACCGACGCTCCGAACGGCTTCAAGTACTACGAGCGTGAAGCTCTCGAAACCGATGTCTACACGGACTTCGACACCGACAACCTCAAGGCGAAAGCCATTGAGCGTTATTCGTTCGGCTGCTCGAACTTCCGCGCTGGCTGGGGTTCTCAGGGCGCTTCCTAATCGGATAATGGGGGTGGCATTCGTCACCCCCAAACTATGGAGAAAAACTCATGACTCATTTCTCTGATGGTGTCCGGGCAGGTCGCAACTTCGCTAACAACGGTACCGCTAATCAGCCCGGCGTCTTCATGTCGCCAATCAATGTTTATGACATTGTTCCGGTGGCTTTGGATGCGGACGGCATCTGCGCTCAGCAAACGCTTGGCGCGGCTGGTGACGCCTCTCTTAACGGGGCTTTGGCCTCGGGTGGCACTGTCACTCTCGACGTTCCTCGTAACGTCGTTGTTGACGCTGCTGGCGCTGCCACGGCTGTTTTGACTATTTATGGCACTGACGCTTACGGCATCTCGATGTCTGAAGCGATCACCCTGAATGGCACTACTGCCGTTGCTGGTAAGAAGGCATTTAAGACGATCACTCGCGTTGCGGCCTCGGCTGCTGCTACCGACTTCTTTGTCGGCACTGGCGATGTGTTCGGCCTTCCGTTCCGCGCTGACAGCCGGAACTACTGCCTGACCGCTTGGAATGGCGCGTTTGTAACGACTGGTACGTTTGTGGCAGCCGTGACGACAAGCCCGGCTACGACGACCACTGGCGACGTTCGCGGGACTTTTGCTCCTGCTGACGCTGCTGATGGCTCGAAGCAGCTGACGGTGTGGATGTTCATCGAAGACGATGACACTCAAACCGGCCTCTATGGCGTGACGCAAGCCTAATTGATTGGGGCGGCTCTCGGGTCGCCCCAGTTACATGGAGACGGGAATGCGCGCTAAGAAAGA